AATGCCAATAACAACATACGCAGAATTAAAAACGACACTCACAGATTTTCTTAATCGTGATGACCTTACTTCTGTGTCTAGCACATTTATAACTTTGGCTGAGACTGATTTAAATCGAAAGTTACGCCACTGGAAAATGGAAACAAGATCCACTGCTGAGATTGACACAAAATACAGCGCAATCCCTGCGGATCTTTTAGAGCCTATTCGATTTCATATTACGAGTGGCAACACAAACCCACTAGAATTAATATCACAAGCTGAGTTACTTGATCGACAATACAAGCGTGGAAATGTATCAGGCAATCCACAATACTACGCAATGACTGCTGGCGAGTTGCAAGTACACCCAGCGCCAGATGGCGTATACAACGCAGAATTATATTACTACCAGAAGATCCCTGCATTATCTGACAGTAATACAACTAATTGGCTTCTGGACGAATATCCAGATGCTTATTTGTATGGAGCTTTGGTACACTCAGCCCCATATTTAAAAGAAGACGCTCGAATTACTACTTGGGCGGCTTTGTATCAAAGCGCTGTTGACGCTATAAACGCTGTCAGCGATCAAACTAAATACGGCGGCTCTGGTCGTCGTCTAAAAATAAGGGCATATTAAAATGAGTTTTTCTAATGAATTTGAAACAAGAGTATTAAACTATGTGTTTACTACATCATCTGTAACAAGGCCGACAGCATGGCACGTTGCATTATATACAGCCGCACCAAGTGATACTGGTGGTGGTACTGAAGTATCTGGCGGCGCATATGCACGTCAATCAGTTGCATTTTCAGTGTCAGGTAATACAGCTACAAATTCTGGCGCTGTTGAGTACCCTACTGCGACTGCATCGTATGGAACAGTTTCACACGTTGGAGTATTTGATGCGGCAACAGGCGGAAACCTAATTGCATACGCGGCTTTGTCTGCGTCTAAGGCAATTGATACTGGCGACGTATTCCGCGTTCCTGCTGGTGATTTAGACATTACTTTAGAGTAAATTAAATGACAGTTTACCGAGGTGGCTACGGCTACAGTCTATATGGCGAACATACATTCGGCTTTGATGGAGCAGTCAAGGACGCCTCAGTAACAATTTCACCAGCCGCAAGTGTTTCTGCGGCTGGCGCTAAAACAGCAGTTGGCTCTGCAACATCATCTAATAATTTAGCTATTTCTTCAGCCTATAATTTAACAAGAAATACATCTGTAGCTATACCGCAAGCGAGTACAACTACAGTTGTTCCTAATGTTACATTTGCAAGAAGTGCAACTATATCTACAGTAAGCGTTACTGGCGTTGGTATAGATAGGGTTAGGGCATCATCAACTTTAGTTTCAACTGTTTCTTCTACTGCCTCGGCTGGCAAGCGTGTGAGAGTTGCGTCTTCTATTGTGGCAACCACATCTGGCGTAGTGATATCTGGTGAGAGAGATAGGCAATCTTCTGCTACAATTTCGCCTACGTTGTCTGCAACGGCGTCTGGCGTATTTGTTGTAAGCGTTAGTGTTGCAATATCCACAACATCTTCAATAACTTGTGCATCAGAAAAAATATTTCAAGGAAGCTCAAGCATAACGCCTGCGTCTACATTCACAAGCTCAGTCGATAGGGTTAGATTATTAAGCCCACAAATAGTTACGACATCGAGTTTTTCCTCAAATGGGTTTGGCACGTTTGCTAGATCAGCAATTATAAATACCTCAAGTAATGTTGATGCTACTTGCAATAGGGTGTTTTTACTAAATACCACAATAATTAATACGTCTTCCACATCTTGCAATGCAATTGAGAAGTGGGAAACAATACCAAAAGTAACAGAAATATGGACAGCCGCATGATGTTGCAATTGAAGCATTTTTGTGGCACTATTCAGACAGCGCCTAACTTGCGTCTTTCACATACATCGCTGAATGATATTAGGTCGCAAGGCCAACTATAGGAGTTTAACATGGCAGATACTACAACAACCACATACAGTCTGGTAAAGCCAGAGGTCGGCGCATCCGAGGATACTTGGGGTACAAAGATAAATACCAACTTAGATAACATCGATAATCTTTTGGATGGCTCAACGCCTGTCACTGGTATTGATATTAACTCTGGATCAATTGATGGAACGCCAATTGGTGCAAACTCTGCGTCAACTATTGCAGGGACAACAATAAGCGCAACTGGAAATATTACAGTTGGCGGTACTGTTGATAGTCGTGATGTTGCGGCGGATGGCACTAAGTTAGATGGAATTGAAAGTGGCGCAACAGCAGATCAAACAAATGCAGAAATACGCGCCGCAGTTGAGGCGGCTAGTGATAGTAATGTGTTTACGGATGCAGACCATTCTAAACTAAACGGCATTGAGGCCAGTGCAGATGTAACAGATGTAACAAATGTAAAGGCGGCTTTAACTGCATTAGCTACAGGCACAGATGCAGTTGGTGGTGACTTTATCCCCGTCTATGACGCATCGGCTGGTACATGGGAAAAGCAGACTATTACCAACGCGGCTTTGCAAGGTGCAACTGGCGCAACAGGCGCACAAGGTATACAGGGGATACAAGGCGCAACAGGCGCGGCTGGCGCGGCTGGCGCACAAGGTGCAACAGGCGCACAAGGTGCAACAGGTTCACAAGGTGCAACAGGTTCACAGGGGGCAACTGGTTCGCAAGGTGCAACTGGCGCAACAGGCGCGGCTGGTACACCATCGACAACACATGATACTGTTGGTAGTTATTGTTGGGCATATAGAAATGCTGTTGGCGGCGGTACTAGTTTTGGTTCAACCTACGCGGGAAGTGACCTTAGAGCTACAGGTACAGGTACTTATCCTTACAGTAGACAAGCTTACGGCGATAACTACAGTGGTACTGCCTTGTCAGGAACATGGCGGTCTATGGGTATTGGTTCTGGTGCAAACAGTCGATTTGGTACTACACTATTTTGCAGAGTATCTTAATGAATAACAATAAAAATAGGAGGCGGTTATGCCACAAGTAACAATAACAGAGGTGCGTAACGCACAATCACTAAACACAGAAAATACAGCATTTGAAGTAGAGATTAACCATCCAGAGTTTGGGTGGATACCTTACGGACTAGACCCCGTTGATACAGACACTACTGTAGATAACGACGTATTGCTTGGGCTTATTGGTTCAAGCTATGCGGCGTATGTAGCACCTACTCAAGCAGAGCTAGATGCAGAACTGTCGGCTGGTTTAAGAGCAGAACGTGACCAAAAGTTGGTAGAAGAAGTAGACCCTATAGTAACTAACCCTCTGCGCTGGGCTGAACTAACAGACGCTAAACAAGCAGAGTGGACACAGTACCGAACTGATTTACTTATTTTACCAGCACAAGCTGGATTTCCTAACACAGTTACTTGGCCTACAAAGCCAACCTAAAGGCTATATTGTTAATAAGCATAAAAATATGTTATAGTCACAGTAACTTAGACCAATGAGGTAAATATGCCACTAATACCATTAGACATCCCCGCTGGCATTTACCGAAATGGTACTGAATTACAGGCATCTGGGCGCTGGCGTGACGCCAATTTAATTCGCTGGGTTGATGGCACAATGCGCCCGATGGGTGGTTGGCGTACTAGATCAGACACGGCGGCTAATGCTAAAATTCGTGGGTTAATTACTTGGATTGCTAATGATCAAGATCGTTTCATTGCTGGCGGCACATATAACAAACTTTATACTTGGACATCTCAGGGTGTGCGCCACGACATAACACCAGTTGGATTAACTTCTGGACGTGAAGACGCCGAGGCATTTACAGGGTATGGTGGCAGTTACTTTGGGCAATATGCTTATGGCGTGGCTCGCCCAGATACAGCGCGAATACAGCCTGCAACAACTTGGTCATTAGATACATGGGGCGAATACCTTGTCGCGTGCAATGAAGATGATGGAAAAATTTACGAGTGGCAAATAAATAACTCTACACCAGCCGCAGTATTGTCAAATGCGCCGACAAACAATGAAGGTATTGTTGTGACTGAGGAGCGATTTTTGTTCGCATTAGGCGCTGGCGGAAATCAACGTAAGGTGCAATGGTGTGACAGGGAAGATAGCTCCACATGGACGCCAGCCGCAACAAATGAAGCTGGTGATTTAGAGCTAAACACAAGTGGCAGAATTATGGCTGGCATACGAGTGCAAGGCCAAACGCTAATACTGACAAGTATGGACGCCCACACTGCTAATTATATTGGCGCACCATATGTCTATGGTATTGAGCGTGTCGGAGCGAGTTGCGGATTAGTTGCAAACGAGGCTGTGGCTTCAGTTGATCAGGGTGCATTCTGGATGGGCAATCACTCATTCTATGGGTATGCTGGCGGCGCAGTACAGCAAATTGAAAGCGAAATATCAGATTATGTATTCTCTGATATAAATCGCGCACAAATATCAAAAACTTTTGCAGTAACAAACAGCACTTACGGCGAGATATTCTGGTTCTACCCATCTGGGTCATCTGTAGAAAATGACAGATATTGCGTTTATAATTACGTTGAGAATACTTGGTATATTGGCGAACTAGGCAGAACTGCTGGTTATGATATGGGTACATTCCGCCAACCAATATGGGCAAGCGCAGAAAACAATAAACTATACGAGCATGAGGTTGGCTTCGATTATGGCTCACTTACGCCATTTGCTGAAAGCGGATCAATTGCGCTAGGCACTGGCGAGAGCGTAATGTCAGTCACAGAAATGATCCCAGATGAAAAGACGCAGGGTGACGTGACAGTTACATTTAAGACGAGGTTTTACCCGAATGGCACTGAAAGATCATATGGGGCGTTCTCCATGTCTAACCCAACTTCATTAAGATTTACAGGCAGGCAAGTAAAATTAAGAATAGACGCAAATTCATTAGGTGATTGGCGTGTCGGTATAAATAGACTTAATGTTACATCTGGTGGGGCGAGATGAGCGAACAGCCACAAAAAGCTCCAGACGTTATTGGCAATGATTGGCGCACATGGGGTCGAAGGCTTGTCCAGCATTTATCACAAACTAGATCTGCATTGGTTCAACAAAATGGTGACGAGAATGCGGCAGATGACGCAACTCTTATGTGGGACAGGGTAAACCTATACCCAATTATAAGTAGATCAGGCGCTTTTCGTGAAATTATATTAAAGAATGCAATTCCTGCATCTAGTGTGGGTGTAGCTGGAGATAAGGCTGGATTAATATCTTGGGATGCATCATATATTTATGTATGCACTGCGGCTCACGATGGGTCAGCTCACATTTGGAAGCGCGTAACATTGACAGGTGGTTCATGGTAATTGATGAATTAATCGAAAATTGCAGGGAATGGATCGAAGCCGCATTAGAGTATTCTGGCGGTACTCACGATTTTATTCATGTAGTTGAAGGGATTAAGTCTGGCACAATGCAACTTTGGCCTACACCGAGGGGGTGCATCGTGTCAGAAATTGTGGTATATCCTAAATTAAAGCAATTAAATATATTTCTTGGCGGCGGCGAGTTGGATCAAATAATGGATATGCACACTGATGTAATTAATTGGGCAAAAGCTCAAGGGTGTTCAGCCCTGACGATGACGGGTCGAGCTGGATGGAAAAAACCACTATCGGATCATGGCTGGGATCAGCTACATTCGTCGTATATTAAGGAGCTAACATAATGTCAGGCGGAAAAGGTGGTTCAACCACATCAGAAATTCGAGTACCAGACTATATTGAAGGGGCGGCGCGTCGCAACTTAGATAAGGCTGACGCAATATCTCAGGTTGGCTTTACGCCATTTTACGGCGCAGATGTTGCATCATTTGTTCCATTGCAAGAGGCGGCGTTTCAAAATACGGCTGATGTAGCAGACGCATTTGGTATGGCTACACCGAGAAGCCCGACAGATATTATGGGGAATATGGGTGCGCCACAAACTTACGCAAATGGTGTGACAGGTTACTCGTCAGCTCCAATGTTCCAAGATGCAGTGGACACATTAGGATACTTTAGGCCAAACCAAAAAGCATTACTGGATAGTTTTTTTGTAAATCCATACACTGGATTTGATCCAAGTGGCGCTTATTCAGCAAGCCCAGCAAGCGGTGTTGCTATGGAGATGCAAGGGCAAAACCCAAGTTTTAGGCCAAACACTACTGATTATGGGTCAAACAGCTCGTATTATAATAATCCAAATGGCGGGTTTGGAAATGTTGTAATTGGATACGACGCAAATGGATCTCCAATTATGGCGACACAGCCAGCCCCGTCAGGTGACTTAGGTGGAATGAATGTAGATCCTGCTGTTCAAGATATGGTTGCCATGAGGCGCAAATCTCGCAGTGATGATAATTACCAGAGATTATTAGATGAAATGTCCAAGAATAATTCATTTGGGGCAAAGCTAGGCGTGCAAGAAATGCAAGATTTAGCTGACGTTATATCTTCTGATAACTACAACCCAAGAACAGACACTATCGGCAATACAATGACATCTGAGCAAAGAAATAATTTATCAGAAGCTCAAAGAATTGCTCAGGAAGATATAGCCATGAATATGATGGGCGTCGCTAATATGGGTATGATGGATGGCATAAAAAACATTACAAATATTACGCCAACAAGTTTTAATAACCCATCAAATGGTCGTTTCTTGCAGGGGTTTTATGAAGATGAAAGCGGAAATTTATTGCCGCGCCCAGACAATGTTGGAGGCTCTTACGGCGGCTCTTTGATAAAAGGCAATATATCAAATCTGACAGGTATACCAAGTACACTCGCCAATATGGGTGCAGAAGTTGTCAGCGCGTTAGACTTTGGAAAAGGTGTTGATTTCCAAACTGCATACAATAAAAAACTTGCGGATGAAGCCTACAAAAAAGCATTGGCAAACAATTTACCGACGATTTCACAGATACAACCAGCCATGCCAACACCAGCACAACAAGCCGTAGCAAAAAGTAGTGGAGCTGGTAAATCACAAAGCTCTGCTTTGAAAAAAGAGATGGCTAGGCAAGCAGAGTCAAGAGCGCAAATAGACAGAGAACGTGATAGTTATTATTAAATGAATAAGATGACAAATTTTAAAAGAAAAGAGGCTTAATATGGCTGGTGGTGGACAAATGAGGCCGATGGGTGGTCAAGTTGGGTCGTTGAGTGGTCAACCCCCTTTAATGAGAAGGGGTGGCACTGAGCCGCAATTTCAGGCAGGATATGGCGCACGCATACCTCAAGATATGGGTGGCGCTGGGCAAATAGCATCTGCGCCCCTGTATGCTGACCCAAGAGGCAGACCGCAACCACAGCCATTAGCCCCACAAGGTAACTTTAATGTTAACCAAGCGGCGGCTGGTGGATTACAGCAGGCTATGCAAGGCACTCAGGCGGCGATGAATTACGCTCCAATGGCTGTAAGGCCAACTGCATATAATGCGGCAAACGCATCAGCTACAGGATACAACCCAAGCGCAATGACCAGCGCAAATTACGGGGCGTCCACCATCGGACAATCTCCGACAGTCACAGCTCAAAACGTGCAAGCTGGTCAATTGGCAAACACTAACTTAGGCGCATACACAAATCCATTTGAAAGCCAAGTTGTAGATCAGGCATTGGGTGACATCGAGCGATCAAGACTAATGGCTCAAAACCAATTAGGCGCTCAGGCAACATCTGCGAATGCATTTGGCGGATCTCGTCAGGGCATTGCCGAGGCTGAAACAAATCGTGCATTCGCTGATCAAGCGGCAAGAACTGCATCTGGCCTCAGACAAGCTGGATACACGCAAGCACAGCAGATGGCTATGCAAGATATAGGAACAGCCCAGCAAGCGGCATTGGCTAACCAGAATGCAAATCTAGCGGCTGGCACAACTACTGCTGGATTTGGTCAACAGTCAAACTTAGCAAACCAAGCGGCATTAAATCAGGCTGGACAATTTGGTGCAACAGCCGCAAATCAAGCGGCGGCGGCAAACATGGGGGCGCAAAACCAAGCGGCTCAATTTGGCTCAGGTGCATCTAACCAGATGGCCTTATCAAACATGGCGGCGCTAAATCAAGCAAATCAATACGGCGCAACCAATGCGATGTCTGCTCAAATAGCTAATCAGAATGCATTGGCTAATGCAAACCAAGCTAAGTTGCAGGCGGCAAATCAAATGGGTGCATTAGGTCAGCAGGCATTTGGCACTGGTCAAGCAATCCAAAATCAGCAATCACAGCAAGGTATTCTACAACAGGGAATGCAACAGGCACTTATCGATGCGGCTAAGGCTCAATATGCAGGATACACTGGTTCACCAATGCAAGCACTATCTGCGCCATTGGCGGCGCTAGGCTCAACACCCAACCAATCTAGCACAACAAACAGCATGAATCCTGGCCTTTTCAACTACTTACAGCTCGGAGCTAATGTAATCGGGGGTATGAAATAATGATCGGATTTCCAAGTAGAAACCCATTAGAGGAAACAAATTTGCAAAGAAACTACCCATTGCAACAGCAACAGGCAATTCAAAAGCAAGTTAATCCTCTGGCAACTGGCGGTGGTCAAACCCAGATGCAGGGTCAGCCACAGCCAAGAACTGGCATGGCTGGATTATTTGATAAACTTACCACAAGATCTGGCACAACAGGATTATCTGGGCTAGAGAATTTTGCGGCAAGTTTAGACCCACTTATATTGCCAGAGCTAAGAGCTGGCGAGGCTATTAGAGAGCGTGGCGCACAAAGAGTTGCTGGTGGTAATAAAAATAAAACAGTAGAATATTTAAAATCTATTAATAGAAATGATTTAGCTGAAGCTGTTCAATCTGGAGCTTTAACGCCATCTGACGCAACTAAATTGTTGTTAGAGGAAAGAGGGCAAGATAGATTATTTGAAAAGAAAAGATCACTAGAGCTGTATAAAGCTGGATTAACTGGAAATGTTAATGTGCAGTCTGTAACAGACTTACCAGATCTATCTGGCGTAATGATTAAATACAAAGATGGCAAAGTAGAAGTTAGAACGGCAGATAACAGAACTCTATCAGGCGAAGAGGCAATTAAATTTGTCAGAACTGCAACTGAAACTAACTTTGAAAATCAAAAGGCAATTGCTGGAGCTAAAGCAGAAGGCAAAGGCGAAGTTGAGGTGAAACTTGCTGGCGATAAAAAGTTTGCAGAGAGTAGAGGCATTGCACGAGGTAAAATGGTAGACCAAGCCAAGCAAACTAATACTATGGTTACCAGCAATATTAATAAATATAAAAGAGTATTAGAGCAGTTGGATAAGGGTGGCCAAACTGGTGTCCTTGTTAATTTCTTACCAGATGTAACTGCGGCGTCTGCAACTATCAATCAAATTAGAAACGAACTTGCCTTAAATGTTATAGGGTCTGTTACATTTGGCGCATTAAGTAAGGGTGAGTTGGATTTAGCTAAAAGTACGGCAATGCCATCATCAACTTTATCACCAGAAGATTTAAGAATATGGCTAAATGAGGCGATTGAAGAGCAGACAAAAGTGCAACAAGCTGTTCAAGAAACATTGATGCATTACGTTATGGGTGGGTCAGAGCAAGAATATTACGAAAAATTAGGTGTTACAGGAAATAGTACCCCACAAATAGATGCGGAAAATAATGACCCACTAGGTCTTAATTAATAAGGTAAGCAATAATGTCAGCTATTGAAAAACTGCGCCAAAAGTACCCACAGTACCAAGATAAAACTGACGCCCAATTATTGTTTGGCGTTTATAAAAAGTTTTACAGCGACAAACCATTAGTTGGTTTTGCTAAACAGTTAGATTTAGAAAAAAATCAGGTAACAGATTTTCTTGTAGAAGCTGGCAAGCAAGGACAAACTGTTGGCTTTAACAACGCTAATAAGCCAAGTGTCGGCGGAGATTTAACGGGTACAGCTCGCGGATTATTCCAAGGTGCTACTTTTGGGTTTGGTGATGAAATTATTGCAGGCGGAACTGCTGGCCTTAAAAAAATTGTAAGTGGTGATGATAGGTCTTTAGGTGATATTTACCAACAAGAGTTACAAAGAGAGCGTGAGCGAATTGGTGAGTTTAGGGAGACAGATCCTATAAAAGCATACGGCTCTGAGTTTGCTGGGGGCGCGGCTGTTCCTCTTGGTGTTGCTAAAAATGTAAAGCAAGCGGTCACATTGGGATCTGGCACTGGCGGAGCATACGCGGCTGGATCTTCCGAGGGCGACGCAATGGATCGCTTAATGGCAGTACCAACAGGCGCGGCTTTTGGCGCAATACTTGGTGGGACATTTCAAGTTGCAGGCAGAACTGTGCAAGATCTCTTAAAGGATTTTTTAAGCAAAAAAGCGCAAAAAGCGGCGGCTGAAGGTGCGAAGTCAGTTGAACAACTTAAAAATGAAGCAAGCGTTTTTTATGACGATGCTATGAAAAATGGTTTAAAAATAGACCCAGCATCACTACAGGTTATAATTGACGACGCACTAACTGCGGCGAGGCGTAGTGGTGATAACTTTAATAGAGGCTTAACGCCAAAAAGCGCTGGCGTTATTGATGACATTCGAGGTGCTATTAAAGATTTTAGTAAAGATATTAATAAATCGTTTGGCATACAAGATTTAGAAGAGCTAAGGATGACGTCAAAGACGCCAATGGCAGATTTTGGCAATAAGTCAGAGCAACGTGCAGGCGGATTTATTTTAGATGCAATAGATAAATATATGGCAGAGTTAAGCCCAGACCAACTTGTTTCTGGCTCGGCAGACAATGTTGTGGATACCATACAAAAGGCGCGTGGCCTTTGGGCTAAAATGTCTAAAGCTGGTGTTATTGAGGAAATATTAAACACTGCGCCAAACTACAGAGGTGGTTTAGAAAGTGGTTTAAAAAATCAAGTTAAAAGTATACTAAATAGCAAAAAGAAAAGATCGCAGTTTAGTAAGGAAGAACAAAAGTTACTAGCTGAAATACAGCAGGGTACACCTCTTGGAAACTTAATCGGAAATCTAAGTAAAATGGGTCTGTCATCGTCTGGCGGCAATAACCCTATCTCAGCAATGGGCGGAGCTGGCGTAGGTGTGGGTAGCTTACTTGCAGGCGTCGATCCAATTATCGCCACATCAATAGGTTTAGCGTCAACTGCTGGTTTGGCAGGATTAAGGCATGTAAGAGAACAATCTCTAAAACAAAGAGTTGAGCTTTTCCAAGCAATTGTAGCCAATGGATTAGCTGATCAAGTTAAGACTGCAAACCCATCCGCATTTAGAGCTTTAGAAGCGGCGGCAAACTCATTAACATCTGGAGCAACTAAAGGCGCAATTGCCGCAACAGATGAGCAAGTGCAATTCGCAAGAGATAAAGCATATTAAGGAAAAAACATGGAACTAAAACCAAAATCTATAATTGAAATCGAGGGTATAGTTTCGGATGCCATTGAGGATGCTGTTTCTTTTGTCGAGGGCGAGATTGCTGAAGATAGAATTAAGGCACAAGAATACTACGATGGCGAGGTTCACTTAGGTCACGAGGATGGGCGCAGTAGCGTTGTGGCAACTAAA